AAAATTCACATATAATCATTACAATAGCATTATGATATTGATCGAAAAACTCCCAGTTAACACTATTTGCTGCATCGTAAACAGGATTATTATTCACTATTGTAAACGCCCAAATAGGTACTTTTGGATTTCTTAGATATGTTAAGTTAGCACTACCTAAGTCTTTTGGGAAGAATTGCATATAGTTATCGTAATATGCAATCCTTGGATAGCGTTTTGTTGGTGTTACTATTTGAGAAGAAAGAACATCGGCAATAGAGTTATCGTTTATCTCGTCAACATCAACCTCAATATATGAAGGGTTTGTAATAGTATGATTCTTTAAATAATATACGTGTCTTACGCTTGATGTTCCTGCATAATCGGAAGGATATGAAGCCTGTCCATTAGAAGCAATGTTTAAAGGTGTTAAAGTAAGAAACTTAGATAACGAATCGGTTATGATTTGACTATCTTGCCAAACTTTCCTATCTGTATAAAACAATTGTATCTGCGCCCTTTCGGATGCTAAATTAAAATTGTTAGGCGTAATGCTTCCAGATTGGGTTTGATTAGCCAAAAATTGAACAAACTGATACCCTTGGTTTATATCCATTTATGTATGGAGTTGTTTATTAGATGTAAGTAACTGTCATAGACCTGCTGATAATATCACCAGCCGATGCAACACCATTTATTCCAAATGCGTTAATTATAACAGGTGCTGCCAGGTTTTCTACAGGTGTTGTATATAACAAACCATTTACTAATCCATCATTTTGATATGTAGCTAAACACGATTGAGCAACTTGCGTAACCCTGTTAATTGTTACCCTTAAATAAATAGTTGTATTATTTGTTGGCGCACCTGCTGAGTAACTAATAACATCGGTTGCTCCAAATGAGATACCAAATGTTTTATTATTGTTGTTGGCAGCAGTTTGAAATATAGCCTCTACAATTATTTGACTACCACCTGTTGCTGTACCATCTTGATCTAATGAATTAGCAGGCAGTGTAAAAGATTTTAAATTTTCTCTTACTATAACAGCAGTAGTAGCATTATTTGTTACAACGTCATACAATACGTGCCTGTTAATTGGAGTCCAAGATCTTGTTCCTAATGTAGTAGATGATAAAACATATCCATTTTGACCAGGAAGACCTAAATAGTTTTCCTTTGTTGCAAGCTGAACGGTATCTACCAAATCTTCGTTTTGTGTGCTTTTGTAAATACTACATCTCCAAATTAAGTTAGGAAGATCGTAGTAGCAATATACCATATAGCCACCTTCTAATGCTTGTGTTAGAGTCAAGGTAACAGTACCTATAACAATACTGAAAGCACCTAAAGTTATCGTAGCCCTATAGTCTATAAAGAAATGATCGCCATTCTTAGGTACACCAGCAAAAACTACTGATACGTTACCAGTTAAAGGACCTGTTCCTATAATCCTTTGGTATTCAACACTTGATCCTGGTGTTAAAGAGATAATTTGTGCCGCTAATGTTAGCGTATTATCGGTAACTCCTGAAGCTGGCATTGCAAAACCAGCGTTTCTCATATTCGTCAAACTCAAATCTAAGTTTGGCGTTCTAAATAATTCTGACCAATATAGTGTTGCACCAATAGTTACAAGCTCTAATGCTATGGTTCTTGTTGATACGCCTGTTAAATAATCTGTTCCATTAGCAAGTTGGATATTATCCCCTGCGCCAACGGCTTGTTTAAGATTTACTTTGTGTATTGGATTGATACCTCTAATAACAAGAATATCGCCTAAGTTAAAATCTACTGGAGATATTGTATTAAGGTCATCAAGAGCAACGCCACCTTCTGTTTCTATGTTTACAACTGTAATGCAGCTTGTTCTTGGAATAGTTACTATTCCATTAGCAATGGTAGGAGCTGATGTTGGAAGGGAATTTTGAAATCCTCTATTGATAACGTATTTGCTTATTTCAACAGAATCTACCAAGCTTCCCTCTACTGCTGTTCCTGCCCCTGAGCAACCTGTTACATCGTAATCAGCATTTAAAAAATACCTGTGTCCTGTTGCTTGGTCATAAATACCTGTTGTATTACAACCTCCGTGCATATCAACTATAGCTGTTGTCATAACTGTTAAAGTAGCTACGGCATAACCATTAGGGCTGCTTCCAAGTGCAGGATCAGCAATAATATATAGTGTTGTTCCGATGCTTATGGCTGTATAGTCAGGTGCAGACGTAAAGGCATTAATGTTATCTCTTACTGCCGCAACAGTCAATGCTATTGTTCCTGCCGCCGCAACAGCACCACTGATAATAGCAACGCCATTAACAGTTAGTCCATTTACGTTATTATTAACACCGCCAAAAGTAATAGTTCCATAAGAAGCTATATTTCCTGCCAATGGAGCTGATATTAAGGCATCGTTTTTTACTACGCTAACACCATAGGTACTATTTTCTATATTAGAAACAATAGTTGTACCATCTGCCTGCGTAATGTAAACATATCCTAATCCGTTTCCGAAATCTTGTAATAAATTTGCTGCCATTTTTAGTTAGTTGTTATAATAAAATGTACTGTAAATGTTGTATCGAAATACATTAATATACTATTTGTAATAAATAGGTTGAAATTATCGTATAAAGAAAACGAAACAATTCCTGATCCTGAAACCTGAACAGCATTTAATACCTCTAACCAAGGATTTTGAATCCATCCACCTTTTTTTCCTGGTGCTGAGAAGTCAGACATTACTGCTGATACTTTGTATGGAGATGTTAATAGAGGAGCTGTTAAGAATCCAGAAACATTGAATTGATTGTTGATTCCTGGCGTTAATGCAGCAAACGTATTAGTTAGTGTTGTTGGAGATTGAAGTCCAGAACCACTTGTTTGAGCATTTAATACAGTCATTGTTACTGTGTTTAATCCGCTATTGTATGTTACTTTTAATTTAAAAGCAAGCATATTTATTGCAGGAACAGTATTAGAAACCGTAAATGTTCTAACGCCACCTATAATACCACTATCAGCTACAGCTATTCCTGATCCTGCTGAAACAACGGTGTTATAAGCATTGTTTATTTTTGTTACTAACGCAGGATCTAAGCATATGGTCCAGGTTGTCGTATTACCAACTGTATTTGAGGCAACAGTTATTGAGCCATTACAAGAAGCAACAGCAACATTTACACCTGAACCTGCACCGCCTAATCCATAAACAGGATTTGCTGCTCCATCAGAACAAGCGCAATCGCTATCGCAATCTGCAAGCTCTTGAATTTGTGTTACATATCCTGAAACATCATTTGCCTTTCCGCAGCTATAAGCTAATGTGGCAAGCTCAACAAGCCCCATAACTTTAGCAAATACTGCTTCGTATTCCGATGCTAATGTATCGTTTATGCCTTTGTATTTTTTAATGTTGCTATTAATAGAACGCAAACAGCAATAAATTGAACAGAAATAAGTACAATCTACAGGAATGCTTTTTGTTCCTGTTAATGTAACAGTAACTACTTGACCTGAAGGATAAACGTATGTTAATGTAGATGTAAGAACCGTTTGTTGAATACCATTATAAAACTGACCGCTTCCTAATGTTAATGTAGCAGAAGTATTTGATACACTTGTAATAGGTTGACTTGCAACATATACAACGTGGTTTCTTGTAATTGTAGGAGTAATTCCATCAACTACATAATTAGTTGTATCTGCTGAAATAAAAGATCCATTAATGCAATCAACAGTTTGTGTAATACTAATTTTTGGAGCAACAAAGTTATAAGTATATGTATTTGTTGTAGTTACTAAATTAGGATAACCTGTTATTTGTGTTTTCATTACAACAGTGTATGTTCCAGGAACAACACTTCCATTAGGCAACAAAGGTAGCGGAATGGTTGTTGTATTAACAGCACCAGCACTACGATTAATGTCAGGAGCAGCAAAATTACTATTATTGTATATAACAGAACCTCCTGGTGCTGTAATAGTAAAACAATCTTTTACATCGGCAAGAGCAATACCATTAGACACATAATCAAAGGTATCTGTTAATACAAATTTCTTGGGGGTTGATGCAAGATTGAAGTTTATTGTAAATGAACTTGATGTAATTGGCATCTTTGGTAATTTTTTTTCAAAATTAACTTTATAATACTTATATTATTATAAAAATACTTATTAAAAGTAATGCCGATGCAATTTCTCACATCGGCATCCTAACAATGAAACAAACAACTTTAATTTAAAGCTTCCTTGGGAAGAAGCTTTACCTTAAACTCTTGAAGCAATTCAGGGTTTTCGTCTAAATGCTTAATAAAATCTGACTTTCTGAAGTGCGAACCATTATAATTAATGTATGCACCCTTTTGTTCTATAAACCCAGCAATCTTTGCAAGCCTAATAATCGTACCCATTGGATCGTTTTTATATGCTGTCAAATCTGCTAAGTCCTCGTTTATCGTAATTGGAGCTGATGGATTCTTTAAATCGTTAAGCTGATTGTAGATTTCAGCATAAGTACCTTCTCCTTGAACATTGTTGAAGCTATTGTCTACAAAGTAGTCAACAGCATCTTTTCCTACTGGAGCAGTTGTAATAGAACCACCGTTTTTCCAAGTTAGCGTATTGTTAGACTTGTTGAAGAACAATATTTCGTTTTCAATAGCATCTAATACGGTAGCTTTTCTTTTAACAGATGGGTTTCTTAATGACCTCATAAACACCTGCTTGGTTTCTTCTGACCTCATAGCAAATGTGCGTAGGTCGTATCTAACCTGAATAACTGGCTGATTAACATTAATACCTATAGAACGTGCTAATGAACGAACATCTTCAAAGTCGCCTTTTGTGCAGAACGTGATAATATCAATATCTCTTTCTTCGTTATCCATTAAAGACTGAATAGCCTCTTCGTGATTAACTTCAAAATAAGATAATGTTACATTTTTATCTCTGTTTTTGTTGGTAGCATTTTTATTGCACTTCCTTAAAAACTCTAATAAAAGAACTTGTCTTCCAGAAACTCTTAGGTATCCGTGTACAAATTCAATGTCGCCAAGCGATCTATTTCTGTTTTCTGTCAACGCCTGAAGATCTTCTCCATCGTTTACGAATATAGAACTGAAACCTGGTCTGTAAGCAATGATTTTTTCTTCTAATTGACCGCTATCTTCATTAACATTAATAATCCTGTCAACAGAACTAATGCTCAAAGAAGGTGGAAACAATATTGGTTGCCCTGTTTCTTTGCTTGTAAGCGTATTGCTAAGTGAGGGGTGTGCAAGCTGAAATACGTGTGTTTCATCGTAATCAGAGATATTAAAATTGGATACTGATTTTTTGTTGTACATAACTTTACTGTTTATAATTTAGACTACAAATATAATGATATTTATTAATTAAACAAAAATGGTAAAAGAAAAAGCCCCAAAATTTCTCTTGGGGCTTTTCTAAACAAATGACTAACTATACATAGAACTGACCGAAACGATTCAGGGCAAACATTTCTACCCCAGAATGTGTTCTCCAGTTGATGTCTAATTGATCCAGGTCATTGGTATATGTTCCATTAACACCACCAGTTAACCATTGTTCCATTCTACGGCTATATCCGCTTCCTTTACCTTGAAGGTAAACAAGACGCATAGTCGGAACAGTTTTCTTTGTTCCTCCTTGAGGACCGAATGAACTAACTACATTACCTACAGGAATAACAAGTCCCATAGTTTTGTAAGGTTGTCCAGGCGCACCCAACATTTTTGGATAATTGAACGGATCGTATGTCTTCATATGGAAGGTGTAACCTGTCAATAAGAAAGAATCAAATCCGAAATCAACGGTTTTTTGTTTATCGCCTTGGAATACACCGTAGCTGATAGCACCGTTTTTCATTTCATTTCCAATAAATTGATCGATACCTTGACGAAGAGTGATACCTGTCCAAAGAGTGTTTTCTTTAGAAGCTCTTTGAGCATCAGCTTGACGAATCCATACTTCAAAGTCATTACGAGTAATACCCAAAGAAGAGTATTGTCTTCTAACACCATTAGCTTCGATGTCTGGAATAACGCCTCGTGTGATTGTTGTTGTAGGTCTTAAAGCAGCAAGAGTAGTGTTGGTGATGTTTTTACCAACCATAAACATAGTTTCATACTCGTTCAATACCCTTGTGTGTTCTTTGTCTTGACCTTCAAAATACCACATCCATCCTGATTGACCAGAACCCATATAGTTGTTAAATTCAACCCAAGTTTGCTCTCCCATAGAAGAACCTGAACTTGTGTGTTTCCATTTTTCAATCATAAGGTTGTTTTGATATTTGTTCAAACGGCTGTTTCTTGAACCAGGCTGACCTGTTTGTTCAGGATGAGCATTACCAGGAACGATGATTTCTTCGTTACCAGTTGTGGTAGGAACAGCTTCGCCTAACTGAGTAGGAGTAGCATCAAAGGTTGTAGCTGTTACGTTAGTAACAAGACACTGAATACCGTTGATGATAACAATCTGCTCGTTCAACAAAGGATTTGTTGTAGAAGGAGCATTGTTTCCTGTAGAACCAACAACGATGTAAGGACTTTGAGGGTTAGCTGAATAAGTGTAAACATAAGAAGGAGCAACTGTCAAAGTTACGGTTGCATTAGCAGCACCAGCAGCGTGAGCAATAACCTTTACAGTTTCGTGTGTCCAGTCATCTTCCCAATGAAGATATTCTAAGGCAGAGATTCCCTCTTCAGTTCCATTCAATTCAAGGAATCCTGTAAGAAGCTGATCGCCATATTTTCTAACCATTTCAGGATAGATTTCTGGCTTTAATAATTTGGTAGCTGCAACCGCATCGATTGAGCTAATCCAGTTGTGATTAGTACCCGATTGTACTAAGGAAGGAGTTGGCATTTTTAATAATAGTTAATAAAGTTAATAAATAAGTTAATTAAAGTTTAGATGCAAAGTGTGCTGCAATAACTGAATTGGAATCCATTGCCTTGCCTGGTTCATTTCCTGATTTAGAATCTGCTGAGAAATTAATGTTCTTTTGGTTCTTAACGATATTCAATGCGCCTTGCGCCTTGCTTTCTTGCGCCACCTTCTTTAGCACGCTATCAAAAATCTCTGCCTTAGCAAGTTTTGTAGCCAGTGCTTTCAGGTCTATACCTGTTATTTGGTCGCCATTTTTTGTTAAGTAAGGCTCTAACATCTTTGTACTTCCATCGTAAAGACTTGATACAACATTAGAAACTGCTTCTTTTTCTTCAGAACTTAATACATAATCAATTTCAAAACCTTCTATTGGAGTAAACTGTAATTTCTCAATTTCTGATACTGCCGCCCTGACATCACCATCAAATTTTGTCCTAAACTGTTTAGCCTCCTCAGTAATCTGTTCCGCAAGTTTATTATCAGCATCCACTTGCTCTGGAGTCTTGCCTTTGTTAAAGATTGATAATTTCTCTTGGTTTTCAATCAAGAATTTTCGTGCTTCATTAGCCTCCCTGGCTATCTTAGCAGACATTGCTTGTTGTAACGAAGAATCATCATCGTCTTCCCATTGGTCAAGTTTATATCTTTCGTTGATTTCGTATTCGATTTCAACTTCTGACATTTCTGGGTTTTTTAATTTCATTTGCTCTCTAAACAAATCTATTGGATTCTCTACTGCTGAATAATCCGTAGTTTGTTTTTTGAACCAATTCTCATCAATAGTGCCACCACTGGCAATATACTTGTCTACCTTTTCCGCTATTTCGGAATTGTACTTAGGTGCAGAAGCATTAGGGTTATTGATTAAAGAATCTATCTCTTCCCAAGACTTATGCTTACCGCCTGTTTTTTCTACAATATAATCCTCAAAAGACTTTGTACCTGTTGGAGTATCTGGCGTAGATGCTGTATTGTTAGCTTCATTACTCGATTCATTTGCTTTACTGCCTGAATCTCCTGTATCAACATTTGCGGCAGGTGCAGCATTATTTTGCTGTATCTTTGCTATTAACAAAGCATCTTGATCTGCAATTGATGATGGTGCTTGATTAGCAAATGCTGCTTGTGCGGCACTTGCAAGAAGGTCTTTTTCTGAACTCATATATTTTACTCTATTTTAATTTTGCACAAAAATATTTTATATATTTACAATCTTTAATAAATAAACTTATAATATGCCGTTAAACGATAAAAAATTAATACAACTTAGGTTGGCAAAAAAAGTTTCGCAAAACGAAGTTGCCAAATGCCTTAATATAAGCCAAGCTACCATATCATATATAGAATCTGGAAAACACGCTGACGTAAGAATTAATCAAGTAGAAATGTTAGCCGAATTTTATGGAGTAACCATTCACTATCTATTAGACTACGTAGAGCCTGACTATGGTATGGAGCGTATGATGATTGAAAGAGCCAAGGAAAACCTATTGCTTTCCTTGGAGGCTATCAATAAACTAATGCGTAGAAACTCTGAAAAAGCAACTATAAAATAGCGGTATATTAATAACCGCTATCTATTGGTTGCTTTGGTTGTGGAGCTATTGCATTTTCATATGCCATAGAGGAAAGACCTGCCTCGTGGTTAGTATGAGCCACCTCAACCTTTCCTTTGTTCATTAGTTCCATCTGCAATTGTATTTGTTGCATTTTTTGCTGATGCTCTTGTGCGCTTAATTGTGATTTGACCTGAGCTTCAAGTTGTAATCTTTGTGCGTCTGCCTGCATTTGCATTTGCAAGGTTTGTTGCCTTGCCTGTTCTGCCTGCTGTGCTGCCATTGATTGCGCCTGTGCATTAAGCTCGCTATCTTGTTGCTTATTAGCTCTTGCTTCTTTAATGTTTCTGTTTTCTCTTAATATTAGCAACTGAGCCGCAAGCTTAACATTAGACTTCATATATTCTTTGATTAGAATAACGTCGGAAGGTTTTAATGTTCCTGTTTGCAATCCTATCTGAATCATACCCATAAGCTCTTGCTTTTCTTCTTCGTTAGGCAAAAGTTCTACTTTAATACCAAACTGAGCTAATGATAATTCCTTTCCTGCCTTAATCGCATTAATGGTTTGTATTCCAACAGAAGGAATAAATCCTTTTAAGCCATCTCCAAATTCGCATTTGTCTTGAACCATCAAGGAAAGTCTATTTGATGTCTTTTCAACAATTCTAATAATGGTGTTTGCTAATGGTCTTAGCACATTCATAGATGCTTGTACAGCCATCTTTTGAGTACCAACCAATGCTTCTTTATCTGGACTGCTTGCATCAACAGCACTATTATAACCGATAACATCATTCATTAATTGTATTTCGTGATTATATGCTAATATGAATTGGCTAAAAGCCCTGCCTATACCATTTTCAAGTGGAGTAAGTGGACTTCCGTTTATAACTGAACCATCTGCTCTTACGCTACTAAACAAGAAACTACCTGTTTGTTTCTTTAGCTTTACAATTGCTTTTGGATCAAGCATAGCATTTGAACCATTACCCATACCTGCCGTTACCTCGTCTAATGAAGAAGTGTCGATAGCAAGTCCAGGAGGCGCAGCTTCCATAATAAACTGCTGTGTCTTGTAGTGAATAAGATTAATCTGATCTTCGTGTGGTATCATCCTTTCTACCAATGATTTGTTTTCCATATCATAGATGTCAGGATAAACCATAGTAATAGGAAGTTCTGCTTTGGGAGAATAAGATAGATCGCTTTTTTCTCTTTCTATATTCTCTTGTTTTTTATAACCCCAAATATAGTCAGTACCAATAACCCAATATCCTTCGTAGATATATTCCGTTGCCTTGGTATAAATGGTGCTTTTTACTTTTTTGTCTTTGCTTTCCCCTGGAACATAGTCGCCAGGCTTTGCTTCAAATTCAAAAACATTACCTCTCTTTACATTCTTTTTTTCTTCGTACTTTTCATTTGATACCGCTTTAAACCAGAACCTAAGAACACTAACATTGAAGTCATCGTATCCTCTTCCAAAAATCCTTGCAGCATTTTGATAATAACCCTCGTAGCTGTTACCCCAAGCCCAGCGTCTATTTCCCATAGAAGCACCTGCTGTTTTAGCAATGTTAAATAGGTCCTGCTCAGAAAAATCTGTGTCAAATTGAGCTATCTCTTGAATGGTGTATTTGTGTATCAACGCCTGATATGGAACATTTCTAAAATCATCCCACTTAGAGTAAGGCACAATAACATCAATAGGATCTACATAGGTAACTTTAATGTTTTTATCCTGATCGTAATACCTTAGTATTGCTCCCTTTTTAATAACAACCAAATCCCTGATAAGTTTTTTCTTGCTATCTTCAAAATCGCTATTATAAAATATCATTTCAAGGACCTGCTCCATAGAAGCCGCCAAGTCATCCTTATAGTTTAATTGCAAATGAAGTTCTGCCTCCTCGTCATCTTCTGGTACTTTTGAAGAAGGTGGAACAATTGGTATTCCTGAAGTTTTTTGAAAAGCTTCGTTGTATTTACTTAGGAACATATTAGCATAAAGTTCCCTTCTGTACTTATCCATTTTGGTTAAGCTAACAGGATCAATAGGAGTACACCTTATCTTGTAGTCCATATTCATTAGTCTTCCCACGATGTTGTCTACAATAGAAGCAATCCTATTGGTAGGAGAAAAGTCCAAGTTAAGGTATGAAGTATCCCCAACATCAAGCCTGTTAAGATATTTAGATACGCTCTCAAGACCTTCGGCATATCTTCTATTGATAATATCCTTTTGTCTTTTGTTAGCAACGATATTAGCTTGTAAGTTCCAAGCATTCCATATTGCCTTGGCATAGGTAATGCCGTATGCAGGATCATTTTTCGCATCCTCTGGTGCTAATGGATTAGGGAATCCTTTTATTGTTATTATATTTCCCCTGTCGTCTGTTAAGGGTTTTACCTTTGGCATTTTCTTATCTTTTTAAAAGTTAAATTTTAAAACTTTCTGATCCGTTTATTTTATATGTATCGAATAAATCGTAAGACTTTCTTTGTACTTTCTTGGGAATGAACTTTCTATTTCCTAACAAAGATAACCCAAATCCTACCATTTCGTCAAATTTTGTCCATTTTTGTTCAAAGTCAAATCCTGTAAGGCACTTTAATAGCTTGTCGAAATATACCTGCCCCATATAAGGCTCTTCTCCTTCGTTCTCTATTAGTCCTACATAGTTTACAACAAATGACTCTACAGCATATACAAGTCCTTGCCTTGCCTCTTCTCCTGACAAAGGTATACCCTTTTCTTTTTGATTGTGGGAAGAATATGCTGTTTGTGTTTCTTCAGGTCTGTCCATTAGATAGTTTTCATATCCTCGCATCCTGAAATAGTTAATCGTACCTATCTTATTAGACTCGCAAAGTATTTCCCATCCGTAAAATACGCACATCATAATCATATCCTCCCACATTGTTTCGGGAAGAGAAGGTCTATTGACGTATTCAAGTATTGGTATTCCTGTTCCAAATGGGTTCATAATGTCAAACTTCCGTGTTCCATAGCAAGCTGCATTAGACTTTCTATTATCTGTCGTTACCTTGTTGTCGTATGGATCAAGACCGAAGCATCCTAAAGACGTATTTGCTGGTGTCTTTTTTCCGTGTCGCATTATTGCCTTATTTCTATCTTCTGGGGCAGGAAGCCACGTTATCAACCATTTCCCATCAGGATTAGGATGCCAACTAACATTAGTATCTTTCTGTCCACCATCCCACATAAAGTTACCACGCATTAGTAGATGCTGGTTTAATGAAACAAAGCTTTTGTTGTGGTCTAACTGACTGAATAGTCTTGTAATATCGTAGGTGTGTATTTTATTAGCACCTTCCCTGAAAGCATCTGACTCGTCAAAAGGGTTCATCCTGCACTCTTCGTAATATCCTGCAAGGTCGCCACTATCGAGATATGCCTTTCTTTTGTTTTCTAAAAACTCTCTTGCACCAACACATTCGTCGTCTGGATCTATTGATAGCAAAAATTCTTTTTGTTCTTCCGTAGGATCTCCTACTATGCTTTCTCCGTATGGACCGATGAAACCCTCCAATCCATCGTATGCAGGAACAAAGTATCTGAACAATCCTGAAAGGGTTTGTCCGTTAGCTGTTCTTTGTATAGAGCAGGATTTATTCCAAACATTTTCAAATGCCTTAGCACCGATACGCCTTTTCTTAACTGTTCCCTCAGACTCAGGTTCGTTTACCGTTGTTCCTATTACAGCTTTTCCGACAATTTTTTTACCTGCACCAAGGGTTAAACACTTTTCTACAATCTGCATCCACTTTTCAAAGTCAGCCTCGTTCCACTTACCAACCTCATCGGCTATTAGTGCTTTTAGCTTATAACTATCGTATGCGTTTTCTGCTGTGTTTTTCCAGCTAATCTTAGTGTTTAAGCTTATCTCCCTTTTTGTATTCTTGTTTTTATGGGAAACCTTTTGTGTTGGAGCTTTAAATATAAGCTCCTTCTTAACATCCTCAGCACTTTGTACCTGTGGCTTAAAAAATGTGGGAAGCTCTTGATAGGCATATACTACCTTATCGAATAGTTCTTTAGCATCACCACCAGTCTTACTAACCATACCGTAGTTAGCATTAAATGTTTTACGTGCATCGTTAAGCATAATAGAGGATGCCCTATAGGAAAATCCATCCCTACGCTTTTTAAGGTAGTCTATTCCCAGACACCTTTTATCATCCATACATACCTGCCACGCACAAAACCAACGCCTGTCAACATCTCTATATTCTGGGTATCCAACATCGAGCTTGAAATATGTAAGATAAAAGTAATAGTCGCCTGTAAGATAAGTTAGCTCTCCGTTAATATAAAGCCAATAACCCTCGTTACATCTTCTATTTTCTTCTTCGATCCAGCTCCTTACCTTTTCATTCTTTATGTACAGCTCGTCTATCTCGTCTTTGTCCTTGTCGGCAATAATATCCAATATCTCTGGTCGAACCCATTTCTGCTTGCGCTTAATAGTTTTGGCGTTACCTATCTTAGTTTCACGTGGAACATCAGGAAAAGTAAAAACTATGTTTTCGTATAGACGTAGATCCTGCATTATTTTTTATTATTTAACGCTAACTTTTCAGCTACACTTAGACCTTCTATCTTTTTGCTTTCTTGCAACCTTGCCTGGTCCTCTGGTGTCATCAACTTTCTTAGTTCGTCTAATGTTTTGTTTAGGTCTAATATTTTATCGAAATACCACTTAGTTCTATCAAAAGACTTATCCGTACTTTCGGCAAACAGATCTATCGGTGTTTTTCCAAGCTGACTATTAAAGTTGTCTAATTGCTTTCTTACCGAACTGTATGATTCTCCGTATGGGCTGTCTTCGTACTTCTTTATTTTTGACTCTAATTCCTGCACATAGGCAAGTACCGCCTTATCTTTAATCGTTGGTCTTTCCATAATCTTTACTTTTACTTTTTGCAAATATAACAAAAAGCCCAATCATTTTACTGAATGGGCTTTTTTGTATATTTAATACTTAATTACTTAAACAGATTGTGCAATGTAAGCTATACCTGCCGTTGTAAATATCATTTGATAAGCATATGTACCGCCTGCTACCAATGCACCAGCACCTAAACTAACTGGAGCAGCAGTCGAATTTACAAATCCAGCTCCTAATGCAAGTGTAGCATTAGCAATACCTGTATTATGAATAATCATAATAAACGTAGCACCAGCAGGATTTTGAGTTATACCCAATTGAGCCGCAAAGTTAGCTGGCGTATCAAGTGTTAGTGTACCTGGGACTGTACAATTAGCTTGTACATATCCGCTTGATGCAATCGCTGCTGTCAATGTCGCACCAGCACCACCAAAAGTAATAGCTCCTGGAAAAGGATTTTTGGTTGAATTGTGTGTTTGCTGTAACAACGTAGCAATTTGAGCAGGAGTTTCTACAGAGTAGTACATCTCCATTGTGTTTCCGTTGTGGAAATACTCAAACAAACCGCTTGCTGTTGTAATTGAAGCAGGGGCAGCTTGAACGCTTCCGAAATGGTTTCCCATAGCATTCAAATAAACGGCTGTAAAAGATACAGCGTCTTTTGAAATGTTCAAAGGAATCATACTCTCGCATTGTGCTGCTATTTGGGCAGGAGTTTGAGTAACGAATAACGGACCTCCGTTGAAGCCGTTACCGTGTGGATCGCCACGTTCTACGTAGCTACCCCCTGCGTCAGTTCTTATTTGTTCAATTTGAAATTCTTCAAGTTGAAAAACAAGTCCTGTATCTTGTTGGGTTAGTGATATTGTTGCCATAATATATGTCTTTCTTTTTTAAAACTATTAATTAGAATACTCTTGCTAATGTAGAAACTGTTGCACTTTGTATAACAAGTTCATATTTTCCAACACAAGTTGCAGCAGCACCAGCTACAGCAATAGGATGACCACTTACGGTTGAAAATGTCATACCAGCACCTACTGTTAATGTAATAGAGTTAGCACCTGTTGTAAGGTTTTCTACGTAAAAAGAAATAACACTTCCTGTTCCATAACCAGCAGCAACGAATGCAGCAGTTGTAGGAAGGGCAAGAGATACAGCAGCAGCAGTAGTTGATGCAATGTAACCGCCAGCAACATCAGAAACAGCTAAGTTTCCACTTATTGCAAAAGAAGCAGCAGAATATTTGGTAGTTGTTGAAGTAGCACCCATAACAAGTATTTTAACCGCTGCTGGGGTTTCTGTTGCAAACAAGGTGTTTACAATTCCGTATTCTTTAATTGTAACCTTAGATCCTGAACCACCATCGGTAGCAACATTGATTACGTTTTTAGCATTAACATAGGTAGATACACCACCGATAGTCAAAGGAAACAAAGAAGAGGATGCTTGACCAATAGACAAAGCTGTTTGAGAAACAATTACACTTTGTTGATCTCCTAAGAAAGCTGAAGGCGCACCGAAAATAACAAGTGCATTAGCTGTTGGGTAGGTAGCGTTAGCTGTGTAAGGGGTTACTCTAAATACATCGTT